CAAAACCCGTAAGGGAGTTAGTAGAGGATGAAGCAGAGGTTATCTTCAAACCAAACTCGGGGCCGCAGACTGACTTTTTGGCAAGTCCTGAAAGGGATGTTTTTTACGGTGGCGCTGCTGGCGGGGGCAAGTCTTACGCTCTTCTTGCTGATTTGCTTCGCTACTGTAGCAATCCCAATCATCGCGCCCTCATTATTCGTCGTACACTGGACGAACTTACAGAACTGGTTGACAAAAGCAAACAACTTTATCCAAAAGCTTTTCCCGGTGCCGTATTCAGAGAGTCCAAGGCTATGTGGCAGTTCCCGTCCGGGGCTACGGCATGGTTCTCCTACCTCGACAAAGACAAGGACGTAACACGCTACCAAGGTCAGGCTTTTACTTGGATTGGTATTGACGAGATAACGCACTACCCAACTCCCTACGTGTGGGAGTATCTGCGCTCCAGACTTCGTACAACGGACCCGCAGATTGACGCATATATGCGCTGCACAGGAAACCCCGGAGGGGTAGGTGGCTGGTGGGTCAAGAAGATGTACATCGACCCTGCACCACCTAACACACCGTTTGCAGCTACCGATGTTGATACAGGTAACGCTCTTTTGTGGCCTGAGACAGCAACTAACGGTAAAGCAGGTCAGCCGCTGTTTCTTCGTAAATTCATTCCGGCGCGTCTGACTGATAACCCCTACCTCGCTGAAACTGGTGAATATGAAGCCATGTTGAGGTCGCTCCCAGAAGTCGAACGAAGGCGGCTTCTAGAAGGGGATTGGGATGTCGCAGAGGGAGCGGCGTTCCCAGAGTTTTCCCGCAGCATTCATGTTGTGGAAGCCTCACAGGCACAGATACCCCACGGCTGGTTACGCCTTCGTGCAGCAGACTACGGGTATGCCGCCCCCTCTTGTGTCCTGTGGGGCGCAGTTGATTGGGATGATACCCTTTGGATTTACAGGGAGTTCTACGGCAAAGGACAGACTGCAGAAACTCTAGCCAATATTATTGTAAATCTTGAGGGAGGTGATCCCGGCATGTACTACTCGGTGCTTGACTCTTCCTGTTGGAACAGGACAGGCACCGGACCTTCAATCGCTGAAACTCTTATTCGTTGTGGAGCTAGATTTACTCCATCAGATAGAAATAGGATTGCAGGTAAACTAGAACTACATAGGCGTTTGCAGGTAGATGAGTTTACACAACAACCAAGAATAAAGATACTTTCAACCTGCACACATTTGATACGCACTCTCTCAGGGCTACCACTGTCAAAGACAAACCCTGAAGATGTAGATACAAAAGCAGATGACCACGCCTACGACGCTTTGCGATACATGTGCATGACACGCGCAAGAGGGCATCTAACCATCAACTCAATGATGAACAAGATGCAAGAGGCAAAGCCAAAACCGTTTGACTCTACGTTTGGTTACTAAGCATGAAAAAAGCAGATGCTATTAAAACAGTAATTGAAGAGCTAAAAGCTCAGAATAGGTCTTCTTTAAACGCAGATGATTTTAACAGGTTACAAAAACTATACAGTGGAAAATTTACTGATAATATTGCTTTAGACCTTAGAGCAGAGGCACAAAAAGCAGGAATAGAGGCTTTTGAAGACGCTAGCCTTGAGGATATGCTGCCTAAAAGGCGCGCCACCGCTGCAGAGATAGCGGCTGGTGTAGAGCCGGGAAAACAATTAAGACCTAACGTAACCGGTTCGCCTAAAGCTAAAGCAGGAAAGGTAGCTGTTAAAAGTGCCGTCAATATAACTGATGACGGTGTAAATCTTATATTAAAGATGATGCAAGAAACTGGATTGAACGTAAGGGGAGCGATTACGGAATTAACGAACCGTTTTAATGCTTTTAGGAAAACAAATAGGGATAGAGCGCCAGAATTAAACAGGTTTATTGACGAAGCTTTCCCTGATGGTATTGAGAGTATTAGTAGAAGGCTTAATGAATTTAGAGCGTATGAACAATATTTGTACGATAACGGTTTTCTTAAAAATGATGATCCTCCTACAGGTAAAGATAAAAAAGGACTTTTTACTTTTGAAAAGCTAGATAAGAAGCTTAATAGTCTTCCTAAAGGTGGTCAGAATAGGCGGTCTAGGCGAGGCAAAGAAATATTTGCCATAAAAGAAAGAGGCGGTGTTCCTGTCATAGCCGGTAGAGACAAGGCTGGAAAGCTTGTTGAGGATGAAAGTAGAGTGCGTCCTCATAATCTTGTTATCTCTGACAAAGGCACAAAAAGAGTTAAAAATTTACCTTTTCCAGTATACTTACAGACAAAACTTACTCGTCAAATTGAGATGCAGGACAGGCAAAGAAAAGCTGCAGAAAAACGTGAACGAAGAAAGATAGACCTTCCAACTCCAGAAGAAAAGCCAGAACCTAGACAGACTCTACAATCGTTAGCTGAACCTACTCAGCCAATGCCACAGGAAGAACCTAAACCAAAACCAAAAAGACAATCTACTCTTATGGACATTATAAAAAAGGGTGGCAGAAAAGGAGCTATAGCATTTTTTCCGGTGGTTGGGGCCGCAATGACAGTTGTTGATGAAGCACTTGCGGCAAAACCTCTTAATCCTTATAGAACTCCTGAAGAACAAGAATATGACAGAATGATGGAAAGAGCAAAGAAAGAAGAACTAATCCCCCCGGAGAGTGAGTTGAGGGGTAGAACTATGGAAGAGGTAAAAAGCAGAACCTCTTTCATGAACCAATAACATAGAAAGGAAAACCTATGAGAGCGTATGGAGCAGATTACATTATGGGTATGATGAGCAAGCAGGGTGAACTCAGCGAAGCGGCTGAAGGTTCTCTCTACCGTGAAGGTCTTGAGCAGATGCTTATCGGCCCGATTGATCGTGACGCGCTGCAGGTGGACATGCCTCGTCAAGCGACCAACATGGTCGATCCGGCAGTCTTCCGCATGGCTGACGAAAAAGACTACTAAGCAAAGAGGAAAGTCCTATGGAGGATTCACCTTTAGGCGATATCACAGCAGCAGCTTTTGTTGATGAAGCTTCTACAAATGTAGTTGGCACTGTTAAGTCAAAGTTTGAAGAAGCAGAGCATGGCCGCTATCAGCACGAACAACGCTGGCTAAAAGCCTACAAAAACTTTAGAGGTATCTATGATTCTACAACTCAGTTCCGTGAATCTGAGAACAGTAGAGTGTTTGTTAAGATTACCAAAACAAAAGTTCTAGCTGCTTATGGGCAGATGATTGATGTGCTTTTTGCTAACAAAAAGTTCCCAATCGTTGTTGAGCCTAGCCCTGTGCCTGAAGGCGTTGCAGAGTTTGCACATCTAAGCAAAGCTCCTGTACCTCCACAGCAGGAAGAAGCACCTATGGCAGACCCCTATGGTTTTCCCGGCGATGGTCGCGAAATGCCGCCGGGGGCTACTGAGGCTTCTCCGCTAGCAGGACTAGCCGAAAAGTATGAGGGCATTGATCTGCAGGAAGGCCCAAGCCGTATGGGCGAGCCTCAGATATCTCCTTCACGCGAAACAGCACGGCACATGGAAAAGCTCATCCATGACCAACTGCATGAAAACAACGCCACGAACATATTGCGCCACTCTCTGTTTGAGTGCGCTCTTCTTGGTACAGGCATTGTAAAGGGACCGCTCAATGAGAGTAAAACTCTACATAGATGGGATAATGATAAAAACTACAACCCGTATAAAAAGCTTGTACCCCGCCTTGAGTCAGTTTCATGCTGGAACTTTTACCCAGACCCCACCGCTACTAGTGTGGATGATTGCTCCTATGTAATTCAGCGCCACCGATTAAACAGGTCGCAGATGCGGGACTTGATGGACAAGCCGTTCTTCAATCCTGATGCTGTTGCAACCTGTCTTAACGCTGGTCCTAATTACACGGACAAATACTTTGAAGACACTATTCGTGCCGAGAGCTTGGAAGACCTTGCTGCCGTTGACAGGTACGAGGTGCTTGAGTTCTGGGGCAACATGGACAGCCAGCTTGTAGAAGAGATGGGCATACCTATGGCAGTTAGTGATCTTGCAGAGGTGCCTGTCAATGTGTGGGTTTGTGGCAATGAGGTTCTACGATTAGTCCTCAATCCATTTGTACCGTATCGCATTCCATACTTTGCAACGCCGTATGAGATTAATCCATATCAGTTGTTTGGTGTTGGTATACCTGAGAACATGGAAGATGCCCAGCTACTAATGAATGGTCATGTAAGAATGGCTATTGACAACTTAGCACTAGCTGGTAATGTAGTATTTGATGTAGATGAAGCATCTCTTGTACCCGGACAGAACTATGATATCTATCCGGGTAAAGTGTTTAGGCGTCAGTCTGGTGTCACTGGCACAGCTATCAACGCTGTAAAGTTTCCAAACACCGCTGGCGAAAACATACAAATGTATCAGGCTGCACGACAATTAGCCGATGAAGAAACTGGACTGCCCAGCATTATGCACGGACAAACGGGCGTGTC